ATGGAAATGTTGTATCAGGTGCATATGAAGCACTAGTAGCAAATGAAGCACTTACGGCATTTAAAACATAAGATGCTGTTGTTGCTAATATAGGAGTACCGTTTTCCCATATTCCGCTATTATAAATAAGAGCTTGGCCATTACTAGGAGTAGTAATCGTTACATCACCTAAATCATTTAATGTTTGTGCAATTGCACCGCCGCTACTAGAACCACCTGCAATATTTCTGAAAATACCACCATTGATTATACTATTATTTGTAGCATCTGTTAAGTTGTTAGTTTGTCCTTTTAAAACCAAATATCCAACAAATATCAATGAATGTGCAGTAAATTCTCCTTCTGTAAAACTGTCGGTAGCTAAATACTGTAATGCATTAATTTTAGTTGTGTATATGTTTTGGCCGTAGTATATTACTACTCGACCGGTTACTGGGTTAGCAAACACTCTTTGAATTTGCCAATCTCCCGCCGCCATTGTGTTTAACACACCAGTGCCGTCATCCCAATAATCGGGATCGACTGTTGTATAAAATGCGCCACCGTTATTGTCTAAACGAACTCCAGAACCTGATCTGTATGCTCGAGCTATTGATGAGGTTGCAAAAGCATTGCCGTGATAGTGAGATGGACTATTTGGATTTTGTGGATAAAATCCGCCCATTTGAAATGCAACACCATTACCTATACCAAAGCCTAAAGTTCCAGGATGTGCATTAATTGAAAATCCGTCTATCTTTAATGGACCAAATGCTCTAATAAAAGCACTTTGTTGACTATCACTATCATATGTAGTTTGTACATTGCTACCGACACCGGTTATTGTTGAGTAGTTGGGGTGGGTTGCTCGACCTAAAGGAATTGCTTGTTCATACTGTGTTTGATCAAAAAAGTCAATTTGCTGATGTATTGTTCCTACACTATCAACGTATATGTATGTGTTTTGTGATGAAGTTAAATACGTAGCAGATGCTGAATAATTCGGCCATGTTACATAGGTAAACTGTGGATTAATCTCTGATGAAAAACTAGCATTAGGATCAAGTATCACGCCGGAGCCCGATGATACATATATGGTAGCCCCCGATGCAGATATAATACCTCCATACAAAAGACCACTACTTATTCCACCTTCAAGCCACTTGAACTTAACTAGATTACCATATTGACGATAATATAAATCATATCCTTGTGCTGTATTTGATGCTGATGTGAACAGAAATGATGCTGTTAGGTTTGTACCGCCTGGATCTTGTGCTGGGTCTAAACGAAATGTTCCTGCTAAAGTTAGATCTGCTAGTGCATTAATTGATCCGGATACATAAATTGATCCAGACAAATTTGTTTGACCTACTAATGTGTTGTTTCCTATTTGAGTTGTAGATCCACTTACGTTTACAGATCCTGTCACTCCTAAACTACCTGTTATAAGAGCAGATCCTGTGAATGGGAATGGTGATACACTAGGTGCCCATGACGCACTTAAAGCATTTAATGCATAAGATGATGTAGTTGCAAATGATGCTGTACCAAATAAACTTCCGGTAATACTTGGCAAATTTGCAGAGCCGGTAACTTCTAAACTACCACTAACAATTGTTCGGCCGATTAATGTTTGAGTGTCGTTTGTAGCATCTCCGAATTGATTTGAACCACTTGAATATATAACTGAAGCTGATTCATATGTTACGTTTAAAAAAGCAATTGATGCTGTTCCTAATACTGATACATTGCCTGATATAGTTCCGCCAGTTAATGGTAAGTATAATGGGGCTAGCGATGCTGTTGCTGCGTAGCTTGAACTTACCGCATTTAAAGCATAGCTAGCAGTTTGAGCAAATGAAGCGGTACCTAATAAACTTCCAGTAAATCCAGTAGTTGCAACAATCGACCCTGTTACAGTTAATGAACCGGTAATAGTTGCAGATCCTGTAAATGGAAATGCTGGGATAGATGATCCACCACTACCAGATGCTTGATATAAATATTTTTGAAATATTAATGCTTGCGATATTCCAATATTTGCTGGAGTAATAGATGAACTTTGTAGCACATATCTAGAACCATATTCTGTTGCACCAAATCGGCTTACCACAAACTCTTTAACATTAGGTTGCATGCTGGTCCAGTAATCTATTCTGGTTAGCTTCCATGGTGTAGTTGCAGAGCCGGGAGCTGTTACTGTGTATGATCCGTTTCGTACAGGATTTGATTCACTAACTGCTAACAATCTTACGCCAGATGATGCAGTTACGCCTCCAATTACTCCCAATGCTCCACTTGCTGTTGCTGTTAATGTAGCCCCAGCGCCAGGAAACCCAACATATGTTGATCCTGATGCATAAGTAGATAGTGGCAATGGCGCTGTTGTAACAGTATCTATGAATAGTATAGGAAGTGTTTGTGTTGATGTAGATGGTGACTGTGAAAATACAATTGAGCTAGTCCCAATTATAGGATTAGGAGTTTGTTGTATATAAGTTTGGTTGGCACCTGTTGTGCCTCGAAGTCCTGTAATTTGAGATGGATACACCTCAGAACCGGTATCATAATATGATACCCGTGTTAAAACAAAAGATGATGTAGGACTTCCTAGATCGGTTATTGAATATAATCCATTTCTTAATGCAGCCGCCTCACTTCTAACTAATATAATATCATCTGCTAATGGAGTAGTATTATCTATTTTACCGGGTTGATTAAATTGTCCTAATGCAATAGAGCCAGTCGATATTAAAGTTGCGCCACTGCCAGATACGCCGTTATTGTATGTACATGGCATTAATCTAGCACTAGTTACTAGATCTGCAAAGTATAATTCGCCTTCTGCAGATCCCGATGTAGGTGGTGTCGTTGCACTATTTAAAAGAACATATTCACCATTTAATCCAGATAATGCATCCCATCGATACAATGTATTAGCTGATTGATCTAAGTATAAATATTTAATAGAACCAGTAGGCTGCGGGAAATTTGCAGATGATGAATACTGCAATATTTCTGATTCTACTTGTGCTAATTTTAATTGTCTTCCCATTAAATCCACCTTCCATTTATAATTATAACATCGGTAGATTCTATAGGATATCCTAATGCTGCGGTATCAAACACAATGGTTTGAATTGTATAATCACTAGGCGTCCATGCATACAATTGTTTGTCAATATATTGGCCGTTGATATACACATCAAACTCATTAACACTTGCTATTTGATTGGTTACTGGATTGATTGCTGCATAGTTAGATACACTAACCGTTGTTGAATCAACCCATACAGCTTGTTGATCAGTTAAATTAGTTAGATAAATCATGGCTTGTGCCGTAAGTGTTGCTGTTGTGGCTCCGGTTACATTTATATTTGCACCAGATGAAGCTGCACGTAAAATTGCTGCTGGTACAATTGTAGTGCTAAATAAATCAACAGCTACATCAACATATTGGTTAAATGATAATCTCTTAACCGAATACATTTTTTTAAGAGTTTCAACTCGACTTTCCTGAGCTGACAACAATGTGCCTTGCACCGTTATTGGTACTGTAGCTCGTACTAATCGATCTTCACCGACTGTGTTTACTGTTTCAAAACTAAATTGACCAATAGCGGTTGGAAATTTATTGAATTCATTACCCCAACTGAAACGTCCGTACGGTAATATTTGATCTACAACTGAATTCAATTGAGATGTAAAGTCACACCAAATCATCATGTCATATTCAATAGTAACATATTTAGGGACATCAATCACATAAATTTTTTCGGAGTCTGCTGGTTTTGGAATTGGTATTGGAAACAATTCATCTTCATATCGATTACGTTCATTGTATCGGCTGCGATATACAAGATGATTTGCTGCTTGTGGTCGATTGACATCCAATGTTCTTTGGGCATCTCTTTCAACTACACTGTTTCTTTTCAACATGATAACTGGAGATTGAAGCATTCCTTTTTCGTCACGTAAATATCCTAAACGGCGTACATTGTCCCATTTTTCACCATTAGCAAAAATTACAGGAATCGGAATCAATTGATCTGCTGCTGTTATCTGTGGACGCATTTCATTTTCAATAAACCATTTGATTGCAAAGTCAATATCATACACCGTACGTTGTTTAGTTCGTATTACATCATCATCACGACGAGTTTGATAAGCTCTGTTCAATATCAGATCATCCGCTAATCCTTCAGTTCGTGTTGGATTAGGTTTATTTGTTTTTCGATCGATATCTTCTCTGTTCAATCTAGGCATTAAAATCCTTTATATGAAGGAGGCATATTGTTTCCTCCGCGTCTTATATTTGTTATTCCTTGTGGTGTTTGTCTTGTTGCATGGGCATCACAAACTACAGATACACTGTAACCATGGTTTGAACCATTTGGCCACGTGTCTGGATTTTTACCAGCAAAGTATTGATTTGCATCAACATTGTCTAGTTCATAATATTCATTGTCCCAAAATATAATATCACCAACTTCCGGATAAAAATCAGCTTTTTCTAGAATATCACGGGATACTGCAAATTGAGCTGTTCTGGTATATGTATGACCGTAATCATCCATGGTTGCTGTTTTTGTTTCTTTTGTGATTAAGCACGGAATTAAAATTGAATCGTAATATGATTTTAATTCTGCTTCGCCGTATAAGTTTGAGTTGCTTGCTGCTACAATTAATTTAAAAAACTCAATTTCGGTATCGATAATTGAATTTAATAATTCTGAGTTAACTGCTGCTAAAAATTTAGCATCTCGTATTCCTCCAAATAATGCCATAATTTATACTCCTTAACCAACATATATTTTTAATGGCACTTTGCCAAGTATTTCATTCATCTGTGTAGCTTCTGTATTTTGACGTGTTAACATTTGTTCTTTTGTTAGTTTGTCTAAGAATTCTCGAAGCTGCGTAATCAATGTTTCTTTTTCTGATTGCGCACTAGATACTAATTCAGATCCATTCAGTGTTACTTCGGAATTTGGTATAGGTACTGTCGAATATTTATTACGAACAAACCCTAACATTTCTTTTGCAAGTGATGATCCGTATTTAATAATCCACGCACGCCCCATATCATTAATGCTACTGTATGTTTGATATGTATATGGTATATTGGATGCGTCACTTACTGCCCCTTTAACAAGTGCGGTATTACCAAATAAAAGGGCATCATTATTTTTTTGTTCTTCAAATAAAAACTCAAACCAAACTTGGCCATAAAATATAGTTGATGATGCAGAACCGGTACCTGATGTTGGCACTGGCCAGAACTTAATATCATCTCCATGTACTTCAAATGAATAATGAGATTTACGTACTTGATCATTAAACTCAATTGCTTGCAATCTCATTAAATCAGCATTGATTGGCATCATCATAAAACTAATTGACGGCGAGAATCCTCCAAAGTTAAATGAATCAAGTAATTGCTGTGAACCCAATCCAGTACCAACGAATGGGTCAAAATATCTAACAATTGCTGGTGGCGGATTATGTAGTACCCGTTTAATTTCAATCGAACTAGTATTTGATAGTGTGATGCCTAAAGAATTAGATACAGCTGTTCTAATACTATATGTTTGCTGGCCGGGCGTCATATCTATCCTAGCTTTGTACCAACGTGCGGTTCCTCCTGAATCAGCTTCTGTACCATATGCTTTTGATAGTTTCGAAATGTATCCAAATGAGTTACCTACTTGTTGTCCGGTAAA